GTTCACGCGCCGCGCGTCGTCGAGGACCGCATCCGGGATCTCGACCGGGAGGCCTTCCGCCTCGAGCTTCTTCACGAACGCGCGGAGCGAGGCCCGGCGATCGAGCGCCTTCTGCGACACCCGCGCGAGCTCATACCGATCGAGGAACCCGTCGATCTGGTCGAGATAGTCGTGTCCCGCCTTCCCGAACCGCTCGCGCGCCGCGGTCGAGCCGTAGCCCTGCAGCCGCCGGCGCATCGTGTCGACGCGCTCCTTGGCGTCCCGCGCTTCGCGGTAGAGCGCGAGGTTGATCGCCTCCTGGATCTTCGCCCGGACGGCGCCAGCGCGATCGCGCTCCTTTAGGTCGAACGCCAGGCGCGAGGCGCGCTGCGCGGCCATGAGGAACGTGCCCGGCCGGAGGTCCCGGATCCGCGTGGCGGCGATGCGCTGTCGCGCGGCCGCGTTGATGACGTCGGCCGACGGCACCATCGTGCGCTGCAGCCCCTTGGTGAGCGCCGCGAGCTCGGCGAACACGACGCGCTGCCGATGCTCGCCGTGCACCACCCGCCGCGCCTCCTCCGCCAGGCGGCCGTCCCGCGCGACGTCGCCGTGCTTGGCGAACATGCGCGCGTCGGTTTCCTGCTCGATCGCCTGGCGCATCGGCACCGCCGCAATCATCGCCTTGAGAAGCTCGTCGCCCGACGAAAACCCGAAGATCGACGCCGCGTGATCCGCGGTGATTCCGGTGTCGCGTGCGTAGAGATATGGCCGCGGGAGCTCCTTGAGGATCCCGGGCCCGAACTCCGCGCGCACCGAATCGCGCGAGAGCTTCACCGGAGCGCCGTCCAGCTGCTCGGGAACGGTGCCATCGGGGAGCGCGCCGGTCCGGATCACGCTCATCGCCTGATACACCGGCCGCGCGTAGACTTCGCCCTGCACCTCGGCGCGGATCGCCGCGCGCTCCTCATGCCACCACGCCTGCTGCTCGCGGCGCAGGTCGGCCAGCACACGCGCCTGGAGCTCCTCCTGTTCGCGCTGCGAGGCCTCGCGCACGGTGTCCTGGTAGGAGGCGAACTCGAGCTCGGTCATGCCGGCTGACGTCGCGTCGGTAAAGAGCGGCGCGACCTTCGCCTCTTCCCGCGCGGCCGCGATCGCGTCGTCGGTCGCCAGCATGCGATCGAACACGGCGCGGATCTCCGGCGAGAGCTCGACGTGCAGCCCGCGGATCGTGCGGTAGACCCCGACGAGCCAAGCGCGGAACTGCGCGAACAGCGAGCGGAGCTCAGCGCTCGGCGCATGGCCCTCGTAGAGATACGCCTCGAACCCGCGCGCCCACTGTTCGTGCTGATCGACGCCGAGGTCCTCGCGGCGGTCGACGCCGAGCCACTGAAGCGCGGCGCCGTAATCGGCGAGCATCTTGCGCTGCGCCTGGGTGAGCGTCGCCGGATCCGCCGCCGCGAGCTCGTCGACCAGGTCGCCGAATACCTCGAGGAAGAAGTGCCCCGACTCGTGGAGGAACGTGGACGGGTCCGCGCGCCGGCCCAGGTGAATCTTGAATTGCCGATCGTGCCGGTTGAACCGGATGTGACCGCGGTTCTCTTGGTCCAGGATCTCGACGTTGACTCCGCCGCGGCCCGGGTCGATACTTTGATCGAGGGTGACGTCACCCTCGGACGGCTCGGGACCCCTCTTTTGTGTTCGAGGGTTCACCCGGGCCTTTCTTTTTGCCTTCAGTGCGCTCGGGTCCAGATTGACGTTGTAGAACTTGTTTCCGTGCGCGTCCTCCCCGACGCTCACACCCGCATGCACGGTGCGCTCACCGAGCGTCACGTCCGCCGAAAAGTAGTGGAACGCGACAATGCCGTCCCGCCGCGCCTCGGCTGCGACATCCGCCCGTCCGTCATAGCGGCCGCGCGTGATGATCGCGGGAATCGCCGGGATCAATCGGAGCTTGTCCGGGTTGGCGCTGGTGTCCTTGACCTTGTCGCGTCCAACCTTTCCGAACGTGACGACACCGAAGCCTGGACGCTCGACGCTTCCGAGGCGCCCTTCGAGTTCGGTGCGGAAGTACTCGATCGCGGCCCGGCGCAGATCCTTGAGGTCGGTGATTCCCTCGGCGAATTCGGCGCCGGTGAGCGTCGCCACCGGCGCGGCCGCCTGGTTGAATTCGATCTCCTCGTCGCCGCCCGCGCGCTTCCTTTTCGACGTCGGAATCGTCGCCAGCTTGTCCTCGAGGCCCGCGGCCAGGTAGGCGACCTGCCCCTCTGACGGGAACAACTGCACGTCGACGTCCTCGACCACCCGCGGCTTCGGATAGCTGATGCTGATGACGTCGCCCACCGGGTCGACCAGCACGCGCTGCAGCCCGAGGGGATCCGCCGGCGCCTGGTTGAACTGCTCGTCCTCTTGCGCGAAGTCGAACGAGTCGTCGAGCTCCACGCCTTCTGGAATGATCGAGTCGGACGCCTCGGGTACCGGCGGGACCGCGATGCCCCACGCCTCGAGCTCTTCGACACCTACCGTCGTGCCGTGGTGCGGCCCGCCGACGACGTTAAAGAGTGGCATGGACGGAATGTCGTCGATACCTTCCTGGACGCCAATGAAGTACGCCGCTTCGCCGTTCGCGTTCGTCGGGCCGAGCGGCTGCTGGAGCGGTCCGAAGCGTTCCGGCGCCGCGACGGTGCTCTCGCCGGCGAACGACCACCACCGCGAGCCCAGTGCGATGCCGAGCTCATGGAGCTCCGCGGTCCCCGGGAACGCGTCCTCCGGATCGGGATCCGCGACGAGCGCGTCCTCGATCGCGTCGATCAGCAGATTGAGGTCGCCCCGGAGGTTGTCCGGTGTGTCCGCGTTCTCACCGCCGTCGAGATATGCGAACCGCGGATCCTGGACGAGCGACCGCACCATGTCGTCGAGCGTCCGCCCCCCTTCGCGGAACACGCCCTCGATCCCGTTCCACGTCGCGCGGCCCGGCGCGAATTTCACCTCGCCGCCGCGCGTGACGCGACCGTCCCGGTGCTCGAGCCACCGCGCGAATTCGCCGCGCTCGGCCTGATCCTTGGCCATCCAGAGGCCGCCGCGCTCGGCGATCGCGCGTAGGAGGTCCTGGCCCTTCCCCGAGGCCCGCGCCTCCTGACGCCCCTCCTCGTGCATGTCCAGGCGGAACGCGAGCTCGCGCCGGAGCTCGGCGACATCGACCGTTGGGTCGATCGCCTGCGCGTCCGTGATGACGAAGGATTCAAGCGCTGCCCGGTGCGCCCGCCGACGGGTCGCTCGCTGCTGGCCGGATTCCTTGGGGCTGGCGACCGACGGCGGCAGGTCCGCCGGCCGGCCAGATTCCCCCTGGAACGCGTTCGAACGCGTTCCTGTGGCTTCGAAGCCCTCCCGGGATATCTCCACCCCATAGCCGGCGAACCGCGCCACCGGGTCGACGCCAGCCCGGGCCCCCATCGTGCCGAACACGGCCGCGTGGAGACGGCCCCAGGCGGTCGCCATCGTTGGCGACGTGCCGACGGCCGTGGCCTGGTCGGCGACCGCGGCGGCGATCGGGTCGGTCGCCTCGGCCGCCGGCGCCGCGACCGCCGCGTCGAGCTCCTGCTCGAGCGCCGCGGCTTCCCGAGCGTTGAGCCGTTCCGGCCCACCCAGGCGGAGCTCCTGCGCGAAGAACGCGTGGTGCTCGGAGGCCGCCAGCTTCGCCGCATAGACACCGGTCGGGATCGCCAGGTCCTCGCCGGTCGTGCGCGCCTGCTCGAGCGCGTCGGGACGGCCGGTGATTTCGGCCGCCACGATGGCCGGGTCAATGCCCTTCGATTGCCAGTACGTGGTCCAGGTGTCGAGCGGCGCGAACACGGTCTCGAGCGGCCCGTTCTTCGTGACCGCCTCGACGAACGCCTGCGCCTTCGCGGGCAGCCGCTGAAAGAGCTTGGACTCCGCGACGCCCTCGGCGAGCGCATCGAACACGACCTGGTTCTGCTTGGCTGCGACGATCTGCGCGTTCACCCGCCGACGCGTGACGCCGGCTTCCCCGCCGGCGATGACGCCGCCGACGATCGCGCCGCGCGCGCCGGCTTCGACCATCTGCCGCCACAGGTCGTCCGGCACTGCGGTGTCCGTCCCGGCCGCGGCCGCGACGGCGCCGATCGCTTCCTGGAGCGATTCGGTGAGGCCCTCGGTCGCCATCGACGCGGCGCCCTGCCGGAGGTACTTCGGATGGACCGGCGCCAGGAGCGCGCGCCGCGCAATCTGCTCCGCGGTCTCGCGGCCGAACGTGGCCACCAGGCGACCGCCGATCTTGCCGGGGAGCACCGAGTCGAACGCGGCGATCGCCGAGCCGCCGATGAACGCGGCCGCCGGGACCTGCGCGTGCGGATCGATGTCTTTGATCGACCCCTGGACCTCGCCGATGCCCATCGCCAGCGACGGCAGGAACGCGCCGATCGCGGCGCCGATCGGTCCGGCGGCCGCGAAGCCCAGGCCGGCGCCGGCGAGCGGCGGCCCCATGATCGGCAGCTGCTCGCCCACCGTCTCCTTGACGACCTGCACCAGGTCCCATGGCCCGCGGATCGCAAACACCGACGTCGCCTGCCCGTAGGCGTCCGCCTCGCTCCGATTCCGCTCACGGCCCTCGCGCCCGAACGCGGTCAGGCTCGAGCTCCCCACCGCCTCCCCGACGGCCTCGGTGGATCCGTAGAGCATCCCCTGCAGGCTGTCGACGCCACGGAGGATCGACCCGCCGAACGTGAGCGCGTGTTCGACCTTGCCGAGCGCGTCGAGATCATCCTTGGCGAGCGCCGCGTGATACGCGTCGGAGGCGAGCCACTGCGCGAGCAGCGGACTCCGTGCACGGAACGCCTCCGCGTCGAAATCGGCGACCGCCGCCTGGCGCTCGAGGTCGTCGAGATTGCGCTCGATGAGCTCGGCGGGAAATCCGGTCTTCCGTTGGAGAGCGAAGATGCGCGCGGCGAGCTCCGGCGACTTCTGCTGCGCCAGCTGCAGGCCGCTCTGGAGGCGATCGTCTTCCGTCGACACCTCGCCGATGAGCGACTCGCGCTTGGTCGTGGGCTGGCCGAGCTCGAACGGCTGCTCCCCAGGCGTCGTGGCGAACGGATCCGAAATGAGCGAGGACCGGTCACCCACGATCAGTTCCCCAGGAGGCGCCGCTGCTCCTCCTCCGCGCCGAGGCGCATCATCGCGGCCGCGTGCGCCCGCTCGATTCGGTCACCGTACGTGGCGAGGATCTGCTCGCGCGACAGCCCCTGCGCGCGCGGCTCGAGCGAGCGGAGCACATTGACCCATTCCCCGAGCGACCGCTGCGGAATGCGCGCGATCGGCACGTACGCGCTCGCGCGGTCCTCTGGACGGACGATCGCGGCGATCGCCTCAGGGTCGCGACCCCACTGATTCAGCAGGACCTTCTGATCGATGATCCGCTGTGTGAGCTCGTCCTTCTGCGTCCGCGACAGTCGACGGCCGCCGACCTCCTCGGCCGCGATCGCCGACTCGACGGCGTTCTGCAACTCTCCCATGAGCGCCTTCTCTTCTTCGGAGGGACTCGGCTTGTAGGCCGGCAGCCCCGCCGCGTGCGCGCGCGCCTTGAACGCCTCCGCATCGACGGTCGCCGCCTTCGGGTCCGAGCGCTTCGCGGCCATGAGCCGATTCACGTGGTCGACGCCGAGCGTCGGCGTGAGCGCGAGGATCTGGTTCTCGGTCATCGACGCCAGGCGCGACGGCTCCGAGTACTCCCAATACGCCGCCCATCCCGCGCGCTCCTTGTCGTTCTCCGCGCGCGACGCCGACTCCTTCCCCCGCTGGCTGAGCGAGTACGCACGGTCCGCCCGGTGCTCCGCCTCGCGGACGATGTGCTCGGAGATCTGCGCCTGCAGCTGCCCCGGCGCCAGCTGGTACTCCGGCATACGCCGCACGTCGGCGAGCGCGCGCCCCTGCGCGACGGCGCCCCACAGCGCGCCGGCGACCGCCTCCTTGCGGTCCGCGCGGCTCGCGTCGATCCCGGCCTTCCGTTCCCGGAGGAACTGAATCGTCGACTTCAGCGCCGCCGGGTCGTCGGCGAACCGCGTGCGCGCGTCCGCCTCCATGCGATCGAGGTTGATCGGATCGTTGTCGCCGACCGGCGCGTGCTTGGTCCAGATCTCCTCGGACGCGCGGAGGCCTGCGCCTTCGGTCGACGCGCGATCGACGCGCTCCTGGAGCTCCGGGAGCAGGTCCGGATCGATCTGCTTTTTCACTTCCTCAAGGTAGATCGAGGCCGAGCGATCCTGATCCTGGGCGAGCATCTGCCGGATCACGCCGACGTGGACGTTCGACCGTGCGCCCTGCAGGAGCGCCTCGGTCGCTTCGGGCCCGATGCGATTCCGCTCTGCATACTCGCGGACACGCAGATCCTGCTCGGTGAGGACCGAGCTCACAATCGACGGGTCGAGCGCGTTGACGACCGCGCGCTGCTGCGACGACTCCAGAAAGCCTTTGAACTCGCGCTCTTCGTGCGCGCGCATCTCGCGGAGGCCGTGATCGCCGATCTGCCGCTCGAGCGACGCGCGCCGCTGGACCTTCTGCTGCTCGAAGAACAGCCGCTGCGCGTCGGTCTTGAGGTTCGACGCAATCATCCCGAGCTGCTGGTCGTAGGAGGCGAGCGCCTCGTCCCGCGCGGCCATCGCATCGAGGCCCCGCTTATTGAGAACACCCTTGTCCTCGGAGTGCAGCACCTGCTGATCGAGCTCGTTGAGCTGCCGGAGCGTGGTGAGGTTCGCCACCTGGTCGGCGCGCTCGCGCTCAACGCGCGTGATGTCGGCGAGGACCTGCCCGCCGATCGCGCCGACCGTGCGCCCGACGCCCGCCTGCGCCAGGCCCACCTGGCCGCCTTGGGATTCGAACGTTTCATGGGCCTGCTTGCGCGCCCCCGGGAGCGCCGCCAGGCCGACCTTCCGCTCCCCGAACTTTTCGACGCGCGGCATTACCGTGACCACCCATAGCGCTGCATGACGAGCGAGCTCCCCGCGCCGAGGACGGAGCTCGCCGTGTTCCACTTCGCCGCGGACGCGGTCGCCTGGCCGCCTTTGCGCGCCACGTCCGCTGCCATTCGGCGGTCCTGCGCTTCGACCTGGAAGCCCCAGGCTTCGCGCGCCGCGTTGGCGCGGATGTTCTGGACGTCCTGCTCCGCCAGGAACGCCGTGTCGGCCTGGACGTCGGCCGCCGAGCCGGCGCCGACCTCAACCCCCTGGCCCGCGAACCCGGCGCGCTGTGAGCCGATGAGGCCCCGCACGGAGGACCGGAACCGCGACTCCTCGTCCTGACCTCGCGCGAGCGCGTCGGCCGCCTGGAGCTCCGCCACCTGGGCGTTGAACTCCTGCTGCTGCGCGGCGGATTCGCCGGCCGCCTTCGCCGCGTCGCCCGCTTTCTTGTTGCCGATCGCGTTGATAACCTGACCACCGACGGCCATGCCGAGGCCGATCAGCGTCATCGTTGTGAGCGCCGCCATTTACCCACCCACCTCGACGAGAGGCATTAAGCCGAGAATCGTGAGCGGCGTCGGATCCGTGTGCTGGATCACGACGCGGCCGTGATTGGTGAAACCCGCCGTGAGCGTCATCTCGACCTGGCCGGAGACGAGCCCGCCGGTCGCCTCCCAGGATTCGCCCCGATGCGGTAAGAGGTTCGAGAGATTCGGTCCCACGAGGAACCCGCGCGCGGAGTCCTCGAGCAGGAGTGCGATCGCCTTCACGAGCTTTCGCTTATCGCGGACCGACGAGCCCGCGACGTCGAGGTCCAACGTTTCGATCTGCGCGGTGATCGGCAGCCCGACCTGGATGGTCGACGCGGACACCGGGAGCGACACGACGCCGGCGTTCGATACCCGAAACGTGCCTGCGAGCGCCACGCCGTCGGCCAGGACGCGTACCGACGCGCCCGCCAGGTGCGTGAGGCCGCTGACCGTCGTCGTGGCCACGCCGTCATAGGTTTTGCTCACGTCGAGGAACACCGCGTCGGCGAGCGACGCATAGGCCCGCGTGGCGAACCGCTCGATGTAGCGCCGCTCGACGCCGCCGAGCTCGCGGCGCACGACGACGTACACCGCGTCCTCCTGCCCCTCGGGCAGCACGACGACCTGCTCGAACGAGCCGTCGGTGTCGTGCCGGTGCCAGCCCCACTCGTCCGCATCTGGGATGTAGGTCAGCCCGAGCAGCGAACCGTCGGACCGCACGCACCAGACGATCGAGTCTGGCACCTGCGCGTACGCGATCTGCGTGATCCCGTAGCGTTTGAACAGATGCGCTGACCAGAGCGTGAGGTCTCGGCCGCTGAGCCCTTCGACCTGCTGGTCGAACCGGAGCTCGCGGAGGACGGTCCCGCGCGCCTGCACGAACACGATCGCATTGCCGATGATGACCGGCGCCGCTTCGGAGGCGCCCACGTAGCCATGCTGATCGAGGTTGATCGCGGTCGGCGTGATCACCCCGTCGTCGCCGCCGCGGACGATCCACTCGCCCTGGTCGGTGAGGACGACCAACTGCTTCAGCCCGACCAGGTGCCGCACCGGCTGGACCAGGTTGGACGCGAGGTTCCAGGACACCGCGTCGTCGTCTTGGAGCGGCGAGCGGATGCCGAAATTCGAGCGGTGCCCGACGCGCGAGGCGAAAACGTCCTCCCGATCGGTGTGCGTGCCTGCGAAGATTCGCCGCTGCTGGTGGACGACCGACACCGCCGGATAAAGGTTCTCGGCCGCGAACAGCGTGCGCGGCACCGGAGGCGTGTCGCCAAAGTCCGGATCGGTGCCGACGTCGTAGAAGCCCAGGAGCTCGGTCGCGGTCCCGAGGTAACCAAAGGTGCCGTTCTCGTACGGGTCGCCGTACACCCGGTACTCGACCGCGCCATCGACGTGGTCCCAGGTGAGGACGACCGGCGCATCTGGCGTACCGAGCTCCGCGCTCGTCACCTCGAGGACCTCGGACGGATTCGATTCCTCGTAGGTCTCCGCCATGACCGCAGTGACCACGTAGCGGAACGTGCGCGTGCCGACCGTGGTCGGCGTGCCGTTCAGGTTCACCGGCGGCGCGATCGACGGGCCCGTCACGACGGACGAGAGCACCCACCGCGTCGCGCTCTCGTAGCGGAGCTCGCGCGGCGGATGGTCCAGGTGCGTGATCGTCACAACCGTCCCGGCCTGCGACCAGCCCGCCGGCGCCGGCGGCAGGAAATCGCCGATCTCGTAGGGTGTCGGGATCTCGTAGATGCTCCCGGTGAGCGGATGCCAGTAGTCCGCGTCCGGCGGCTCCTGGTTGGTGCTCGCCGCGACCGCGTAATAGTTCACCCCGCCGTGCGCGACCAGGTCGCCGACGACGTACGCCGTCGCGGCTGACCAGGCGACCACGCCGGACACGGTGACCGGCTGCCCGTTTCTGTGGAAACGGAAATAGCCGTCGGCGATCTCGACCGCAAAACTCGCATCGAGCGCGGGGAAGATGAACGGCCGCAGGAACGTGCGGCCCGTCGTCTTGGCGACGGCGACGTACTGCGTGCCCGTCCGATTGCCGACGCCGCCCTGCCGCTGGACGATGAAGTTACGACAGGTCCGGAGCCCCGCGAGGTACTGCCGGAGATCCGCGCGCGCGGCCAGGCTCGGCGCGAGCTCGCCCGCGGCGAACGACCGCTGCACTATGGACTGTGCCATCGGTCACCTCACCGCGCCCGAATCCACTCAGCGTCGCCGCCGGGATCCGGATCCTGGTGCTGTTGCTCCTGCGCTGCCTTGACCTCCGCCAGGCGGACCTGACCGAGATAGTTCCGCAGCATGCGATCGGCGATCTTCTCGTCGCGGCCGAGCGCCTGCGCGAGCGAGGACGCATGCCGATACGCGAGCGCCTTCCGGAAGATCGCGTCGCGCGAGCCTGCGGGACAGGGCACCCGGCGCGTGTATTCGATCTCCGGATCCTCCTCGTCGGTGAAGATGAGATCCCCGTCGTCGTCCGAGCTCACGCGGAACGCCGGCGGATCCGGATCGAATTTGCGCTTGAAGCCCGGGCGGACGATGCGCCGCACGAACACGCAGTCCGCCGGCGCGCGGTAGACGTAGGTCCAATCGCCGTTCGCCGGATCGGCGATGTCGCCCTCGACGAGCGTCGGCGACGCGTACGCCGTGGCCATCGCCCAGGGGAACGCGCGCAGGACCTCGTCCGCGTCCGTCTTGAAGTGAAGCCGCGCGGAGGCGGCCTCGCGCGATTGCTCGGTCCCGAGCGCGCTCGGCGCGATCGACTGCGAGATGCCGAGGAACGACAGCGCGATGTTGACCAGGCGCGTGGACGCCGCGACGCAGTCCGCCGCGATATCGGTCGTCAGGTCACCGGGATCCGCCGGGCCGACCTCGCCCTCGTCGAACGTGTCCTCGTCGCCCGGCTCCGGCTGCGGCCATTGGTTCCCGAGCGGGAGCGCCGGATCGACCGGCTCATACTCCCCGTTGATCGACCACCCACCGTTCCCCGCCGTCGCGCTGCCCGGCAGGAGGAACCAGTTGTACGTGACACCGCTGGTATTCAGCGTGGAGCCGACGGAGAACGAATCGACGCCCCCGCCGGTGATTCCCGTCGAGGCGTTGTTGGCCCCCAGGTGCGTCGAGCTCGTCGTCCCGGTGTGGCTTGGGTCGCGGAACAGCGTCGTGCCGTTCGAGCCCACGACGAGCAGAAACAGTGGCCGCTTCCCGCTCGACGGCGCGACCCCGACCGACCGCGACGCGGTGCCGTCGCCGACGTAGGAGCCGAGCGCGAGGACCGCCGGCTGCCCGGGATCGTTGTGCCCATCCGCGCGCCGCCAGAGCGCGAACCCGTAGCCGTTGCTCGCGCCATGCAGCGGCGTCGCGGTGGTCAGCGTGCCGGCGCCGAAGGTCGCATAATCCGCCGTTTCCGCCGCACCGAGGACGCTCGCGGCCGCCGCCGCATGGCCCGGGCCCTTGAACGCGTGCGTTGCGGTCGACGTCGTACCGATCGACTCGACGAAGAAGAACGCCGCCTCCGGCGTGAACCCGGTGTCGACGAGTGCGCGGAGCACCGACGCCAGGCTCGAATCGCCACGGCCGGCGCCGTTCAGCAGGAACCGCTGCCCCGGGTCAGAGAACGCAATGTACTGGTAGGTCACCCCCGAGGCGTTGCTCTGCGCCTCGCTGCCGGCGATCCGCAGCTGATACGAGCCGCTCGGCTCCGTGGCCGTGCCGCCGTCGACCGTCGGGTCCTGCCGTGCCTGGACCATCGCGGCCGACGTCGGCGCCAGCGCGTGGAGGCGGTGCGCCGCGACGAGGCCGGACCACCAATGTCCGCCGCCGAGATCCCCGGTGAGCGGCCGCACCCACAGCCAATGGATCGGCACGTCGAACGTCAGATCCTGGCCGGTGCCGTTGCCGGCATACGTGCCGCCAAAGACCTTCACCGGCGACATCGGCGGCACACCACCCGGATTCGCCCACACCGACTCGGGATAGGGATGGTTGTGCGGGAGGTCGAGCGGCCGCGTCGCCATCAACCGCGCGGTGAGCTCCGCGGACGGAATGCCGTCGTCCGCATCGAGCGCCTGATCCTTCCAGGCGATCCGCTCGTCCACCGCACTGAACTTGCCGACCACCTCGGCGACCGCGCCGAGCGCGCGGATCGAGAACGCGTCGGCCGACGCCGGTTTGATGGCTCGGATCCGGACCGGCGCCACCGCCGAGGGATACGTCGTGTTCGCGCTATAGAGCGCGTGCCGCCAGCCCAACGTGCCGAACGATTTGGTCTGCGCGACCGTGACGCCACCGACGGTGTAGCCCACCTGGCCGTCCGCGGTCGAGACGTTGCTGCAGTTGGTACCGACGACCATCGCGGCGAGCCCGTACGTCCCCGGCGCCGCGTCGATCGCCACGTCCGCGTCCGTGTCGAGCTCGACGACCGTGCTCGCCACGCTCGACGCGAGCGCCTGAATGATCGGCGCCTGCTGCGGATTCTGCAGGAGCACGCGGAAATCGCCGGTGATCTGGTTGCCGGCACCGAACCCGGTGCCGCGGAGGGGCAGGACGCGCGAGCCGTTGATCCAATCGAGGCCCGACCACGGCTCGAGCTCGCCCCACGACGCACGGAGCCCGTTCGCGTTGACCGGGATGCTCGCCGGCGCCGCCGGCCACTGTGAGCCAATCCAATCGTCCACGTCGAAGCAGAACCCGCTGCCCGCCGTGAGGCCGCCGATCGCCAGCTGTGAGATGTAGGAGGTCGGCGCGAACGAGGCCGCCTGCAGCCCGAGCGGATGCCCGACCCACCCGGCGAACACTTCCCCTGGCCCGAACACGCGAATCGACGTGCCCGTAAAGGCGGCATTCGCGCCACCGCTGCCATCGGTCGCGGACTCGCTCGCGTCGAGCGCGGCCTGTGGATAGTCGAGCGCCTGCAGGAGCAGGTCGACGCGGTACCAGACATCGAGCTCCAGCTGCAGGTCGAGCACCGCCAGGAGGCTCTTCGCGGTCGACGTGCCGTCATAGACCGCGAGCTTCCCGTCGGGGGTCACCTCGAGCGAGAGTCCCTGGTTGGCGCCCTTCGCCGAGCTCGCGTAGTACAGGCGATCGCTCACCGACGGGAACGTCCGCACGCGGAAGTAGAACCGGTCCCAGTGCTTCTTCACCGTGTTCGCCGTCTCGCCGGTGAGCTCCACCGGGTTGTGCGTGCGCGTCTGATTCCCGGCGTTGCGGAACGCCCACCCGAGGCCGCCCAGATGCCGCGAGGCGTCGCGCGACACGTAGAGCGGCACGGCCGAACCGGAGCCGCCCTCACCACCCGCGCCGCCGTGCGCGCCGTCCGGCATCTCGGCGCCGTCGACGTAGCGCCGCTGCGCCATCGGCGCCATCGGGATCCGCGGCCGCGGCAGGACAAGCGGCGGCGTCGGATTCCCCGGCGTCGGGATGAAATCCGGATCCGGAATCTGCGCCGACGTCGCGCCCGGCTCGAGGACGAACGTCGCGGTCCAGTACACCTGGTCCCCGTCGTCATCCTGGAAGTGATAGAGCGCCCGCGCGAGCGGCGACGCGTTGACCGGCGTCCAGACGTACCCGTTCGCGCTCGGGCCCGGGAACGGCGCGACCGCCGCGCCCGCCGCGTCGGTGTGCCGATACTCGAGGCCGAGCTCGCTGCAGGCTCCGTATGGCGACGTGTGGATCTCCCCGGCCGGCCGACCGGGATCGTTCCCGTTGGACCAATCGCGGGTCGTGCAATCGTTGTAAAGGGACTCGTCCTTCAGAACGATGTAGAACGAAATGAACTTCGTAGCCATTGGGAGATCCGCGTTACCCGTTCAGAACCTGCGACGCGCGCCGGAGCGCGCGCCGGTTTAGATGACTTCGCCGTCTCCGGTGGACACGCCCGCGCGTTCCGCCAGGACCTCGTCGTGCTGCCGACGGAGCTCCGCCGCGCCGGTCGTCGTGACCTCGGGCGTGCGCGCGTCGACCTTCTCCATCCATCGCGGCGAGAACTCGGTCTCCTCGTCGGCGATCCAAAACACGTTGCCTTCGCGGCGCCGCTTGTGGTCGTAGTAGCCGACCGCCGTCGCGCGCACCTTGCACCGCCGCTTCTTCCGCGGACCGGCGACTGCCTGCTTCGTCTCTGCTGCCATTGCGAACTCCCCCACTCCTTGTGAAAAACGGCCCCGGAGCGCTCAAGGAGGAATCGCGCCCCGGGACCGCCACGCAGCCAGCGACTAGCTGACCGTGTAGCCCTTTGCGTACGACTGCGGCACCGCGAGCGACGCCATCGCCGCCGGCTGAATGAACGCCGTGACCGTGATCGTCGGCGTCGTGCCGGCGAGCACCAGACGCGCGCCGATGTAGCGCTTCGTCACGGAGCCAGCCGGGAGCGGCACCCGGATCACCTTGCCGGCCGCCAGGTCGGCGACAGGAATCGCGCGCGACACGAGAACGTCGTGCGAGCTCAGGTTGGCGTTCGCCGACTGAACGATCTGCACTTCGTACGTTTCGTCGCCGGTCGTCCGATCGCCCGCGACGTCGACCGTCACGACGAGCTCGAGCGCCTCGCCGACGCCGATCTCGCGCGTCGCTGCGCCGAGGTCGATCGTGTTGGTGGAATAGGCCGTGGCCGTGAACGCCTGCGCGTCGGCCAGCAGCATCAATGCATCTACGAACATGAGCTTCTTGCTCCCTTGGAAATCAGATCTGCTGTTGGGGAGGACGAGCGGCCGACGATCGAACCGGCAGCCGCTCGCTCACTCCAGGAACCGAGCGACTACGCGACCACCGCCTCCGTCTCGAGAATCGCGTCGCACGTGCGGACCGGGATCCCCCGGAACGACGTCACGCGACGACCGTCGACGTTCTCGAACGTGAGCCCGCCGCCGCCGCTGACCGCGGTGCGGTTCTGGATGTCGAGCATCTGCGCGACCGTCCGGTTCACGTAGAACGCCGCGCGACCCATCCCGAGCGCCGGGATGCGGTGCGTGGCCTTCGCCATCAGGGTCAGCAGGTCCGCCTGCGAGCCCGCGTTGGCGACGAGGTTGCTCACGTCGATGTTGGCGATGCGAACGACGTAGCGCCAATCCTTGAGCGCGATCCCGGCCTTCCACTGGAACCGCTCCTGATACGCGCGCATGCGGTTGCCCGCGACGCCCGCGGTCACTTCGACCGTGACCTCACCGAAATCCTGGTGCTCCAGGCCGGCCTTGCTTCCCTTCGGGAAGATGCCGTGCACGGTGTTCTCGCCCCACACGATCAGATAGATCGACGTGTTGTCCGAACCCGCGCCGCCGCCGCTGATGACGTTCGAGGCGTTCGCGGCGCCGCTGATCGCGCTGTAGCGCGGCGCGAGCCCGGTGAACTCCTCGGCCGCCAGGCCGCCGTTCCCGTAGAACACGGTGCCGGCCATCTCCTGGTTCATCGCCTCGAGGAACGCGCGCGCTTCCGACAACCGGAAACCCGAGATGTCCCCGTTCAACTTCGCCAGGTCGACGTCGACCTCGGACCACGCCTCGAGCATCCCGGCCTGCTCGTCGATCTGCGCGGTCGTCGACTTGCTCGGCGCGACGCCCTGATTCAGGAGCCTCCACGCCACGGACGGCAGTCCCGTACGAACGGTCGTCCGATGACCGGTCGGGAGATTGCCTTCGATGAACTGCATATCGAGCAGGATCTCGTTCGTCTGCCCCAGGAGCTCGACGATCGTCGAAACCTTGCCGCCCTGCGGCTCGAGCCGCTTCGCCCAATCGGCGAGCGTGAGCGCGCCGGTAGAAAGAGTCGCCATGTACGTATCTCCGTAACTGCTATGAGCCGTAGAGGACGTCCGCCGCGCGCTTCGGAGTCACGCCCCGATTGGCGTCCGCCGCGATCGGTCCGTCTTCGCTCATCGCTTTTCCGATGCGGGACAGGAGGACGACCAGAGGCGCCCAATTGCCGTATCCCGACTTGTTCATGCCAAGGCGGAGCGCCTGCCCCTCGGGCGAGTCGCCCGGGAGAAATCGATCGAGGACCCGACGCGCGTTCTGCTGCGCCGCCTCCAGGTGAGCTCCGCCAACTTCCGCGTGTGACTGCGTCTCCGTGAGGAACCGCTCGCTCTGCGCGGTCAGCGCTTGCGCGTATTCGGTCAGCGCGGCCTGCGCCTGCTCGTTGGTCCACTTCTTCGCCTTCGCCAGGTCGGCGATCGACGCGAGGTCAGATTCATCGAGCGGTCCTCCTTCCGGGAGCGCGAGCTCATAGGTCTCGGGAACCTGCGGCTGCTCGCCGTCCGGTGTGCCCTCGCCTGGCTTCGCGTCCCCCGCGGCCGCTGGCGTCTCTTCCCCGGCCTTGGCCGCGGGAGCCCCGCCGTCGGGTGTGGCCGCCGCTTCCGCGGCCGCGGCCGCAGCCGCAGCAGCAGCTGCAGCTGCCGGATCTCCTGCGTCCGCCGCCGGCGTCCCGGCGATTCCCGCAAGAGCAGTGGCTTCGAGCGCGTTCGGTGTCCCCTGTGCGCCGTCGCCGGTCTTGGTCGTGCTCATCTCGTCGCGCTCCCCAAAATCCGAGGCACAAACGAAAAGGGCTCTGCCGAGCGCGCGGAAGTGCGTCCGCGACGTCGACAGAGCCCGATGCATCTGCGCCCCGTTGTGGCCTGACCGGTTCGGGAACCGTTGTCGGCGGGTTCATGAGGCCCGCCCGAGTCAGCGCCGCGTTTGCGTTCTAGCTGCCGTTCGGTGTCGTGCGAGCGGCCGCGTTCTCCTGCGACGCGCGGTCATCCGCCGCGATCGCTTCCTCCAGCATTTGCACCAGCGCACGACGATCCGCGCCGCGGATCCAGCCCTGCACCAGGTGCCCGATATCCTGCCGCCCCGCGTTGTAGTGAATCCGCGAGGAGGGGTCCCACACCGACGCCGAGAGATGCGGCTCAGGGTCGACGGCGTGCGCCAGCCCGGTGCGCGCCTCGTACATGATTCGCATCAGCACGCGGCGCCCGGCGCCGCTCGGGAGCGCGAGGACCTCGCGGAGATCCCGGAGCTGCTTCCGTGCGCGATCGCGCTCGACGTTCCGTGCCCGACCGACCTGCTCCGCGTCGCCGGCGTTCCGCACCAGGTCCCGATCGCTCATTTTCCGAACCGGCGCTCGAGCGCCGCCTCCATCTGCTCTCGCACCTCGCGCTCGTTCACGCGCGGTTGCCGCGGCTCGGTTGGCACGAATGGCATTGAGCGCCACGGTCGCCCCACCCGGAGCTTCCCCACTGTCCGCCGATACTGCGTGGCCATCGTGGCGAAGGTTTCCTGGAAGCGCGTCACGGTCGGTTCAGGCTTCACTGGACCGGCACACCCGCCGCGGCGCCGGCGATCGCGTCGAGCGCGGTCCCGTCGCCGAGTGGCGTGTTCCCGAGCGCCTGGCCGGCCTTGGCCACCGTCGCCATTTGCTCGGCCTGCTGCTGAGCGGCTGCGGCCTGGCTCTCCTGCTCGAGCGCCGCGCCGGCCTGTTCGTCGGTCCGCACGATGCGCGGCGACACACCGAGCATCTCCGCGTATTCGTCGACCACCTGGAACGCGTCGATCTTGTGACGCACCGACGGGAACGCCTCGACGAGCGACACCGTCGTCTGCAGGAACCGATCGTGGCCACCGACCGCGACGAGCTTCTGCGCCTGCGCCATGAGCGAGATGTATTCGATTTTCAGATCGACGCCGGCGAGCTCCTGCGGCGGCTCCGGGACACCGCCGGCGCGGAGCAGCATGGCGAACGCCCGGTCGACGAGCGGATCCAGGAGTTCGTCATTGGTGCGCTCAAGGACCGGCCCGAGTGCCAGGAGCTTCTCCTCGTGGCGCTCTTCGATCTCGCGTGCGGTCACCGGCTGCGCGCCGCGGCGATCCGACATCGCCAGCATGAGGAACAGGTCGACGAAGAACGCGCGATTGATGCGGTTCTCCGTTTCCATGATCAGCTGCGACACCGCGTTCACGCCCTCGAGGCGCACCTCGTGGATCGGCCGGAGGCCCGTCGCCTGGCTCGTATCGTTCGAGTACGTGAGGTCACCCGGGAGCAGCGAGACTTTCTGGTTGCGGAGCGACACCGGCCCGACGAGCGGCGGATTGAGCGCCTTGTCGACGGCCTGCGCCTTCCGGCGCTCCATGACCTGGAGCCCTTTGATGTCACCGAGCGCGGTCATCCCCGGCGAGTCCGTGCCGTAGGTGTCCTCGGCGAGGACGTCCCACCGCGGCACCAGGATCGGAAATTCGTGGAAGCCCGACTGGCGGAGGAACTTGCCGAGATCGTCGCCGGCTTCGAAATAGCAGGACGACCACGGCAGTGCATAGCGCGCCTCGAGCTTGCGCGGATCGTGCTCCTGATTCGGCGACACGATCCAGGTCACCTCGATCGCGGTCTCATAGTCGCCGCGGTCCCACAGCGTCTTGACCGAGTCGGAGATGTTCGACCAATCGATCGGCGCACCCGGGCGATCGGCGCCGCCGAACTGCTCGACGATCTGGCGGACGGTGAGCGAGTACTCGCGCACCCACGTCGTCGGCATCCCGCGCGCGTCCAGGCCGAGCGCATAGGAGCCGATCGGATAGTTGTAGCAACGGAGGACCTCCAGCTGGTCGTCCATCACCCCCATCGCGCCGGTGCCGAACACGCCCATGTCGCCGTACAGCGTCGGGAGCGCGTTATAGAGGTTCGACTTCTGAAACAGATCCAGGAGGCGCCGGGTGACGGTGTGCAGCCAGATCTTGACCGCGCCGAACTCGGCGAGATCCGGATCCGGCGTCGTCAGCTTCATCCACGGCCGCGCCGGCGACGTCAGGCCGGCGTGGAGCCCCGACTGCAGCGTGCGGACCGCGAACCGCGGCGTCGAATTGATGATGTTGTGCGAGCGCCGGTCGCCCTTGTTCCGGTCGGTGACCTGGAACCGCGTCCGCCGCGGCTGACAGAACTCCGCGAGCTCGCGCCAGTGCGCGTCGAACGAGGACCGCTCGGTCTTGAGCGCGGCCGCGAGCGACGTGAGCCGCTCCCGCTTCAGCAGGGACGGCGACTTCGCCGCCTTCGTCGATTCGTTGCTGGTGCCGATCGCCACGACTAGGACTCCCGCCCCGCGCGGCTGATGCGCGCTTGAAACCGATCCGAATAGAGATGCCCCTCGGACTCGACCTGCGAGGCCAGGCGCCGCAGCCAGGAGGCGACACGGCGACGGCCCAGGGACGTCATGTGCCCCGCCCGTCGAATCGTGACCACCGCGGCCGCTCGAGCTTTGGCCATATCTACACTCCGAGGATCGAACGCCCGGCCGGCTTCCCGACCGGTGCCGCGCCCCCGAGGACCGACCCACGACGCGCGCGATCCGCGGCGACCTTGGCCGCGGCGAGGTTCGCCGACTTCTGCGCGGCGCCGTTCGCCGGCGGCTGCGGACCGCGCGCCTCGGCCTGCCGCGCGCGCGCCTTCCGCAGAAGCGCCGCGGTCATGTCGCCGAACAGGGAACCCCGCTGTTCCCCGCCGCCTCCGCCCGCGCCGAATATCCGCGCTCCGAATCCCATCGCGTCCTCGTTAGTCGGGAGCGGCGCCCGGGCCCGATGCAGCGTGTAACCATCCGCCACCAGGTCCCGAGCGCGCGCCCTCGATTTACTCAGCGTCCGACTCGCCCTCGAGTGGCCGCTGCCACGTCGTCTCCAATTCCGCATAGCCGCGGCGCCGATAGAGCGCCCCGACTGACGAGCCCGCCGGCGCAATCATCTGGAACCGCGTCGCGCCTTGCGCGCGCGCCCAGGCTTCCGCGGCGGCCAGGAGCCGCAGCCCCGCCGAGCCACCCCGGAACTCCGGCTCAATCCACCAGGCAACCTCACTCGCCACGAGCTCGCCCGACATCGGATGCACGATGACGGTGGCCGCGAGCATCCCGATCGGCTCGTCGCCCTCGTCGTCGACCGCCACGAAAATCCCGCCCTGGTCGAGCAGCCAGGCGACGAGCGTCCCGAGCTGCTCCGCGCTCGCCGGGATCGTGCCGCGGTAGCTCGAGGTCGCAATGAACCGGAGGCCCATGCGCACGAGCACCGCCAGGTCGCCGACGTGCGCGGTGCGAATCGTCACGACCGGCGCCACCCCAGGACGAGCAGCCCGACGCCGGCGATCGCCAGCACCGGAGCGACGTACTCCGCGCGCCAGATCGCCCAATCCGCGAGGATCAGCACGACGTCCATCACGAGCGGTCCGCTCCCCAATCGATTCCGACCGTCGCGGTGTTCAGCCCGAACTTCCGCCGGCTGCCGTACGCGAACCGCCGCGCGCGCTTCGCCGCTTTCACGGCCGCCTTCCCGCGCACCTTGGGTGTCTCGCGTCGGAGCGTGAGCGAGTGCTTTACAAACGCCTTCGAGGCCACCACGCGCCCGTTGGGCAGCTTCACCGGGACCGGATCCCGGTTCACCCGCTCGGCCACGTAGACCACGCCGTCGGCCGCCAGGAGCCGCTGCCCCTTCGTCACGAGCGGCGAGGCCGCGCCCTCCGCATACGCCGGTTCCGGCGACACGGCAGGCACCTCAGCCTGCCCAGGCGTGGCATCCGCGGGCCTGTTCTCACCGGCGACCACCTCGGGCGTTGAATCGGCGTTCTGACTAATCCGTGCGGAAAATGACGTCACCACCGATATATCGGCGGCCCTTGGCCCCACCATCACGACGGGAGCGCCGGCGAAAATGGGTCGTATTCCGTGGCCACCGCGGTCCGGCGCCCCGAGGACACCGCGAGCGCCTCCGCCAGCTGCGCCGGCGCGTCGACCTCGGCGAACGTGAGCGCGAGCGCGTCCCCGTAGTTCGGCGAACGGCCGAGCCGCTTCTTGATCTGGTCCTTCTCCTCGAGCCGGAACTTGGCGTTCTCGTACCAGAACATCGGGGTCACGAGCTCGTCGACGAGCTCCGGGACGTTCGACGGCAGTCCGCCGCCGCGCTTCACCCACTCGGCCATCTGGAACCACATCTCCGACCGCTTGTTGAAGAAGTGGTGGTCAGACGCCTTGCCGGAGAAGTTGATCGGCGTAGGGCTGTGCCCGGCGAGCAGGAGCCCGTCGATCGCGCCGGCGGAGAACCCGCCGGTGTCGTCGAAGAACTCGCGCTCGGAGCCCCACCGCTGCTTCGCCAAGGCAATGCGCGCGACGACCTCGTGTGTCCGCGGATTCCGCAGGTCCACCGGCTTGAACGCCTGGAGGCCCTGCCGCGGGAAGATCACCCACTTGTCATCGCCGAACCGCGCCGCGTCGATGCCGAGGCGCTTCTGCACGTGCGCGTACGCCTCCGGCCGAATCACGCGTTCCATCGCCTGCTCGACGTCCGTGAGCGTCAACAGCGTGTTCAGGGACGCCGACGGGAACTGGCCGAGGATGTAGGACTGGACCCAGGCGTTATCCCGGCCGTACGTCTGCAGCTGCCGCCGCGCCCATTCGATGTCGATACGCGGCGAGCGCATCGGGTCGTCGGGATCGCCCGTCACGCGGACGACGTGCCACTGATCTCGGAGCTTCGTCGCGGCGGCGTAGAGCATGCCGTCGAGCGACATCGGATTCCCCGACTGCATGACCTTGCCGAACCAGGGCCGATCGGCGAGCGCCTGCTCCGCCGCGCGGAGCACCGTCGGAGGAATCGCGCCGGACTCGTCGCAGAACGCCGCCACGAACCGACCGTGCAGCCCCGAGAGCGTCGCGCCCTGCTCGTCAACCGAGCCGGTGCGTGGCCACGAGCGCGCCGCGAGCCACCACGTCGACGGATGGTCGTTCGCAAAGATGCGCGAGGACGTCCAGGTGAACGCCGAGGTCAGATACCGCGAGCGCGCCTGCCACTTCGACATCTCCTTCCAGAACCCGTCGCGCAGGTTCGAGGACGTGATCGAGACGGCAACGGCATTGGGATGTTCGTGCTTCGCGCCGAAGCAGGAGAGGAAGTACCACGCGCAGATGGCCATGACCGCGGACTTCCCTGGGCCCGCGCACGCCTGCAGCGACAGCCGCGGCTTCGCGGGGTCGCCGAACGCGATGAGGACCTCGCGCTGCCAGGGATCCGGATCGAAGTGCAGCTGCTCGTACGCGAACTGGACCGGCCCGTTCGGTTGCTCCCGATAGCGAGCGATCGTCGCTTGCGCCTCGGCAAGACTAACCACGAGGGACACCAGGACGAGCGACGCGACGATGCGACGCCACGTCACGCCTTCTCCGGCGCCGGCGCAGGACCGCCGACGATGTCCTCGAGCAGGATCGCTCCGCCCTTGCCCTTACCCGAGTGCTGGTGCCGTTCCGCGTATTTGTCGGGACGCGCGCCCTTGAGCAGGAAGATCAGGAGCGTGTCGGAGTACTTCTTGATCGTTCCGACTTGGACGCCCTTGTGAAAGACCGGCTCCACGATGCCGTTCACCGCGCGCCGGCGCGCTTCCACCTCGAGGCGATCGGCCGCCTCGTCGACCGCGTCGGCGAACGCTTCCGCATACGCCGCGTCGTCCTTCAGCCACTGATAGTGCGTGCGTCGGCCGACGCCGGCGAGCTTCGCCGCGGCCGAGACATTGCCGACGCCGGCGAACGCTTCGATGAACTTCGCCTTGTTGATGGCGGTCTGCTGTTCCTGCAGGTAGACGGCCGCCGCAGCCGCGACCGCGTCGCCGGCCGGCTTCGGTTCCTCGGCGCGCTTCTTAGCCACGGAGCTGCTCCGCGACCTTGACGGCCTTCTTCCCAGTGAACGCCTCCCACCGGTCGATCGCAATCTGGACGTAGGAGGGGTTGAGCTCGATCGCGTAGACGCGGCGCCCGAGCATCTGGCCCGCGATGATCGTCGTCCCCGAGCCGGAGAACGGTTCGAACACCTCCGGCGCCTTGTGATTCCGCATCGGCCGAGCCATGCACTCGACCGGCTTCTGCGTGCCGTGGCCGTGACCGGAGTCGTCGCGCGCGGGAATCTCCCACACGGTCGTCTGCTCCGGCGTTGGATTCACGTCGACGACGTCGGAGATGCGCCAGAGCGTCGTCTGCGAGCGATCGGCGGTCCGATGGCCCTTGCCGCCGTCGCGCACGCCGTACCAGCACGGCTCGTGCTGCCAGTGGTAATCCCCACGCGACAGCGCCATGCGGTCCTTCGCCCAGATGATCTGCGCGCGGAGCGTGAAATCGGCGAGCTCGAGCGACGCCTGGACGATCGACGACTTCAGCCCCGCGTGGTAGACATACGCCACCTGCCCGGGAAAGAGCCGCCAGGTCTCGGTCCAATCCGCCTCGTGGTCATTGAGGACCACGCCCGCCTTCTTCGTGTTCTTGTTGATCCCGGCTTTGTTCCGCCAGGTCGGGTCGTACTCGATCCCGTACGGCGGGTCGGTGACCATGAGGATCGGCACGGCGCCTGCGAGGACGCGCGCGACGTCGTCGGCCTTCGTCGAGTCGCCGCAGAGGATCCGGTGCCCCCCGAGCTCGAACATGTCGCCCGGCTGCACCTCGCACGGCCGCTCCGCGGGGAGCGCATCCGGCGCCGTGTGCCCGCCGCCGTTCGCTTCGACCTTGGCCGCCTCGGTGAAGATGGCGTCGAGCTCGTCGCCGGTCCAGAGCGTGGACAGGTCCACGCCGTCCTCGCGCATTTGCTTCAGGACCTCGGCATCCCACCCGGCGAGCTCCGCCGCGCGGTTGTCCGCGAGCGCGAGCTTGGCCTTCTGCTGCGGAGAGAGGTTCGAGCGGCGGACCGCGATGATCTCGTCGCCGTCGGTGTCGATGACGCGGACCTTGGAGATCCCCGCCTTCGCCGCGGCCTGGGTCGTCGCATTGCCGGCGAGCACCACGCCGTCCTCGTCGATGACGATCGACCGGCCGGCGCCGACCTCCTCGAGCGCGTCGACGATGACGCCGATGTTGCGGTCGCTATGCGTGCGCGCGTTCGCCGGATCGAGCGTGAGCTCGGAGAGGACCTTCGCCGATGTGGACATGGGATGGGGGGAGGCGCCCGCTCAGCGGATCCAGGGAATCCATGCAATCGCCACCTGTCGCGGCGAGCGCCCCCGCTGAGAGTCCTATCGGCCCGCCAGGCAGACCGCCCGGCTATCAGTGGCTAGTCATTGGGATTGGGGAACGTCTCCCCTGGCCGCGCCAACGGCTCGTTGCGGACGACCCACGGCGGATTGAGGATCATCGCCAAGCGCCGCCACGCCAGGCCGCGCACCATCAGCGCCTCGCGCTCCTCTTCCGGCGTGCAGAACTCGACGCGCCGTCGTTCAAGGAACTCGCCGAGCCGCATCATTCCCCGAGCGCGCGCTGCAGGAGCGCGTGCCCGGCCGCCCACTCGCGCTTTCGGTAGTCACCGGAGCGCGCCCGACCCCACAGGTAGTGATAGACGCGTTCGATGTTGTGGCGCGTCGGCTCGAGCGCCTCGATCTGCTCGAGCGTTAGCTCGCGGTCTGCGCCGACGCGTCGATCAGCGCGACCCTCGTTCGTGTCGTCCCGGCGCTGAGCTCCCGTGCGAGGCATTCGTGATCCACCGACTCCAGGGTTGGAAACCGCTTGCCGCACCCGGCGCACTCCCGACGCCGCCGGATGAAGTCACCGACGATGGCTCCCCTCGATCGTACGACCGCGGACTCGGCATGCCCGCAGAAAGGACACGCCATCTTCAGCGCATCGGTCGCGCGCCGGCGCGGACCGCGCACCTCGACGATCTCGAGCTCGACCGGATCGACGTCGGTCGGCGGCCCTTGCGGGCCTTCGGATGGGAGAGCCATGCCACCTGGTTATCGGCAGCGGCTGCAGATGTACCCCCGCCACTAATAGACGGGCTCACGACGACACGAACGGACTCGGCCCCTTTTTAGGTGTGCATCGGTGCGCGAACGGCACCGCGATCGGACGAGGACCCGGAGGAAATCAGGCGATCAGGTCGAGCAGGCTCCGCACACCGTGCCGCCGCTCATCGTCCCGGGCCCGACGACACCGGGAGCACCGGCGCCACGTATGGAGGACGCCGTGCCGATCGCGCTGCCGGTAGACCTGGTCGAGCGGATGACCGTGGCGGCAGACGTCCCGGCGACGCCGGATCCGGGAGATGAGCCCGGTCGCCCACGCGTGCGTGAGGTTCCCGGCCGGCGTCGTCCAGGACAGATTACGCCGAACGTTCTCGGCCTTGCGCCCGTTCTCGTGGTTGACCTGGAGCTTCCGCCGCGGCGGATCGAACGCGAGCAGGACGAGTCGGTGCACGTAGCGGACGAGGACGCGCGGCCGCTCGGCGCCCAGGAGCGGCGCGAGCTCGAGGTTGACGCAGTGATACCCCTTCGCGTTCTCCCACGGCTCGACGATCTCGGCGCCGCGACGCACGCGGCCCCAGGAACTGACCGCGTAGCCAGGCGCCTCATCGATCGGCCGCCACTCCTCGCGCTCGATGACGCTGGCGTCCACGCCGGCATCATCGCCGGCCAGGCGGACAGCCCAGGTCCTCGTGCCGATAGGATCTCCGGGACCGACCAGCCCGCGAATCCGACGTTTGGCCGTGTTGCGATCGGATTCTCCTGGAACGGCGCAATGTCGCGCGGCAACCGGGAGTGAGGCCGCGTACGGCTGCGGTCCCGACCTCACAGCAGCAGACCGAGCGCGATCCCGAGCAGGAGCCCGCTCACCCACCAGAGCGCCCACACCAGGATGACGCGCCGCCGCGCACGCTTCGCCTCGAGGCGCTCTCGGTCGAACGCATAGACGCGCGGCCGCCAGTGCTCCGCGTGCTGGCGCCACGTCACGACCACCGCCGCGGTGGCGCCTCGCCTGCCGGCGTCAAGCCTTCGCACTGGAAACAGCGACGCTCGACGTCGGCCGGCGAGCTCGGCGACACGACGATGAGAAAGCTGCAGCCGCCGCACGTCTCCACCTTCGAGCCAGGCAGGAGCGCGCCGCCGGCGGCGAAATCGATCAGGCGCCGGCAGATCAGGACGTCCACCTCCGCCGTCGGCAGGATCTCCTGCCACTGCGCCTCGCCCTCGTTGAGCGCGTCCTCGACTCGATGCACGCCGCGACGATAGAACCGACCCGGGAGGACGAGCTCGCGGAGCTTCCCCTTCATAGCAGCGACCTCACCGCCGCGTCCTTCCCCTCGAGCACCTTCCGGAGCGCCACCGTCCGCTCCGCGTTCCGTGGATGGTTCTCGACAAGCCAGCACGCGAGCGCCGCGAACCGCTCGCTCGATTCCTTCAGCTGCGACGGGAGATGCCCGGAGCGGAAGAACCGCAGCATCGGCTCACCGGTCACCTGTTCCAGCCGTTCGACCGCGACGTCCCACGGCTCCTTCGTTCCGTTGCTGTCGGCCACCGTCGCCTCCCTTCTCCCCGAGCACCTGATCGATGAGCCCAACGCGCCGCTTGCAGAACGCGATTATCGCCAGGCCCGCGTCGCCGAGCTCCTCGGCCGACCGGATGTCGCCGAGGAACGCCGCGCGCAGCATCTCCAACTCCGCGACCGTATAGTCGCGATACATCAGGAGCACGCCCGGCACGCGGCGCGGTGGCGCCGGATGCGCGCGCGATTGCCGGCGCTTCACGACGCACCCTCCCGCACGCGGCGCTCGAGCTCGTCGAGGACATACTCGATCGGTGTGCCGAATTCGTGCGCGACGCCCGCGATTGACAAGAACGAGCGGTCCTCCGCCCGCGCATCGAGCGCGTCGAGCGCCTGCCGCGCGAGCTCCGCCAACATCGGATTCGGATTCCGCACCCGCCGGAGGAACGCGCCCTCGCCGCTCACGACGCCGCTTCCTTCGCCTTGGCCGCCTGCCGATCATCCCACGCGAGCTTCCGACACCGATTCGAGCAGTACTCCTGGTGCTTGGCCCGCGGCCGCGAGCGATCGACGACCACCTCGCACCCGCGGCGCTTGCACAGGTCCGGATTCCGCGCGAGCCGCTCCGGGTTGACCCGCGGCGCCGTCGCCTTCGCGCGCTCGACTAGGCTGAGCCGCTTTCCGCCGCCTCGTCGACCACCTGTGAAATCTTCACCCATGCTTCGACCTCCCCACACAGCATCGAGTACGCGACCGCGCCGGCCGACTGCTTGTCGTATTCGAAGATGTCCTGCCGGACGATCTGCGATTGGTTGAGCGCCTCGGACTTCGGGATCACGGTCTGCAGGAGACGCGACGAGTACTCGGCGAGGACCGCGTCGATCGCCTCGTTGGTTTTCGACGCGCGCGCGTCCCGCTGCGTCCGGAGGATCCGCCACCGATCGAAGCCAGGCCGGAGCATGTGGAGCACGTCGACCAGGTCGACCAGGCCGTCCGCCGCGCGCGCCTCCATCCGACACGGCACGATGACGAAGTGCGCCGCACAGAGCGCGTTCTCGACGAGCGGCCCGAGCGACGGCGGACAGTCCAGGACGATCCAGTGATACCCGCGCACATCCTGGATGCGCTCGGCCAGGCGCCCCTCCCGCCGCGGCCGCGCGTGCAGCCACTGCGCGACGCGCTCGAGGCCGATGTTCGACGGCACGATCGTCAGGCCCGGGACGTCGGTCGTCCGCTCGCAGGAGACAAGCGGCGCCGGCGGCTCGAGGAACAGGTCCCGCGCGCTGAGGCCGGCCGCGTGCTCCGCGTTGAACACCGGCTGGGACCACGGCACCTCCCGGTCGAGGCCCTTCGCCGCATGCCCCTGCGGATCCAGGTCGACCAGGAGCACCGAGGCACCCCGGATCCGCGCCAGGCCGGCGGCCAGGGAGATGGCCGTGGTCGTCTTCCCGACGCCGCCCTTGTGTGCGGCGATCGCCAGGACGATGGGGCTGACCCCCGCGGGAGAGGCCGATCCCCCCGTAGGAACGCGTTCGAACGCGTTCCCGGCGGCATCTGAGGCCGGCTCGGACCCGGTCACCGGCCCCCCGCGCGCCGCGCCTGGTTGGGCAGGACCGGCTCATCCCGCTCGACGATCGCCCGCTCCATGCCCTCGACGGCCTGATACCACTTCGACCCGGAGCGCGTGAGGAACCCCATCTGCGCGAGCTTCGCGAGCTCCTTCCCGACGTTCGGCGCCGGCGCGCTGAACCCCCGCCGCCGGAGCTCCTCCTGGATATCCCCCGGCGCCCGCTTGTCGTCGAATACGCCCTCGACGATGAGCCGCGCCAGGCGGCCGCGGAGCGTGTCGCCGTCGACCTCGATGGTGTGCCGACGTACCGCGACCTCGATCGACGGCTGCTCGGCGAGCACCCGCAGGAGCACCGGATCGTCCGCCGCCTCGGCCAGCAGCCGCGACCGGAACTCCTCGTACAGCGCGTCGACCGTCATCCACTCGCCAGAGGCCGACTGCACGCCGACGGCGCCGGCCGGCTTCACGCGCTCGGCTCCAGGCGCCTCCGATGCTCCGACCGCCGACGTCGCCGGCCGCGCCGTCGCCACGACGCCCTCGAGGCGTTGACCCAGGCGGTCGACCGCCGCAATCAACCGATCGAGCTTCTTCTCCGCTTCAGCGCTCATGAACTCCTCCTCCCCTTCCACCGTGGCCGCGGCGATCGCCGCGTCGGCCGCCGCCTGTGCCCGCTGCCCGCGCGCCACGAAGCCCTGGAGCGCGTCGATCGTCTTGTCGCCGGCGAGGAACCGCACCGCGCCCGCCTCCTCGAGCTCCGCCGGCTTCGGCAGTCGCGGCGCCTTCAGCGCCGCCACCTCGAGCTCGAGCTCGCCGAGCGCCACGTCGCGCGCATCGTCCGGCGACATCCACGTCGGCTGCACGTAGACCTTCACCGCGTGCCGCCCCCAACACGCGAAGAACTCGCCGAGGCCCAGGCCGGCGACGTCGTCGGCCTTCGGCTTCCGGATCCCGCCCGGCATCATGTCGAGCGTCCGCTTGACCTCGTTGAGCTCGCGCTGCACGCCGAGCAGCCAGACCGAACACTGCCGACGGACGTTCTCGTCGACGCCGGCGATGTCCTGGCTATCGCACAGGAGCCAGTTCCCGACGACGGCGCCCTTTCGGACGAGCGCGATCGCCTCGTCCTTGGCCGGCGCCGAGCGCCCGCGCGGCGCAAACTCCCACGCCTCCGGGAACACGACGACGACGTCGTGCTCCTTGCGGTTGATCCGCTCGAGCGCCGCGCGGATCACGAGCGCCTGCAGCTGCGGCCCCACGTGCGCTAGGTCCATGACGTTGAGCCCCGGCTGCAGGTCGAGCTCCGCGGACGCGTTGAGCGCGAGCATGTCCGGGACGACGAGCTCCAGGTATTCGCGGATCAGCGTGAACGCCTCGTGTCGGCGGCCGCCCTTCGCCTTCGCCAGCAGCCGCTCGACGTTGCGCTGGACGCCGGCGAGCGACATCGCGCCCTTCGACGCCTCGATCAGCCAGTACCGCTCGTATTTCATCGCGCGCTGCCCGAGCGCGGACGCGAGGATGGTCTCGACCAGGCGCCAGTGAATCGGCTCGTTCTCCCGCGGTAGGAACGGTTTGATGCGGCGGCCGCCGAGCGACTCGCCGCGTTTGGTGGAGAACGCGAGCGATCGCTTCCCCGCGCGGCCCACGAGCGCCTGCAGCGTCGTCGTCTTGCCCGACAGCTGCGTCTGCCCGGTCACGAACGTGTGCGCGAGCGGCACCGAGACGTGCTTGCCGGTCCCCACCTCGAACCCGAGATGCACGTTCATCGAATCGAGGCCCTCCACAGCCCCATGACGTATCCGGCCAGGAAGATCCCCGCGCCGATGACGACGCCGAGCAGCTGCTCGCTCATCGCGGCGCTCCCGCGTCGAGCCAGAGCCGCACGGACTCGACCGCCCCCACGGCGCCGGCGAGCTCGCGCGAGAGCGCCTCGCGCTGCGCGCGCGTCTTGACCTGGTTGTAATCGACCGCATGCCGCGTCGACGTCACGGCCGCGGCCGCGCGGTCCAGGAGCTCGATGGCGTGCGCGAGCGTCGTGCGTCCTTCCGCCGGCGCCGTCATTGGCCGCGCTCCACGAGCGCGCGCTCCACGAGCGAGATGACGAACGGCATCGTCCGCTTGCCCGTCGGCTCCAGCCGCCACCGATCGCCGCGTCCGTCGACGAAGATCCACGACGACGCCGAGAGCTCCCTGGTGATCGACATCCGGTCCGCGTTCAGCCGGCGATACTCGTCGAGCATCGCGAGGCCCGGCCGCTCCGGCACGCCGAACTTCTCCGCGAGCGCGCCACACGCCACGTACCAGCCCGGGCGATCGAGACTCAGGACGGCGAGCGCCAGCAGGACGAGCTCGCGCTCCGCCGGATCAAGCGTTACGTTCAGGTTCATCGCTTCTCGCGCTCCTCGCGGCACA